TTAACTTTTGATGAGTGCGATGAGTGATGATTTTTCTAGTTTCGAGTGATGATAACCTTCTGATTGATCGAACAGAACATGGCATTTGTTAGAGTTGCTCTTCTCTACAATGCTAAATACATCATCTGCAACTTTACGAGTATCAAACACTTTCAAAAATCTTTCATAGAAAGTATCGTAACTATCATAGCTTTTAAACGTAAGTTGTTCATGTGTTGGGCCTTTTGCAATATTGGCTGAACCACTTAGACATTCCACATAATTGTCATTTACGCCACAATAAATCTTTGCATGGAATCGAGTGTTCCTAATAGCATCATCTATTACCTTTGGTGTGAATTTAAATTTGCTCAAAATATTATAATCATGAATAGCTTCAGATACTGCATTTTTATAAGAATTCAATGTTTGAGTTTTTGTTATAATCTTAAGTTTGTTTGGGTCGGATTGTGATATTATTTCTCCCCACAGTTCCAATAGTTCATCACTCTTTGAACGCGTATGCCCGACGTAAGGGAATATCAGGTAAGTCTTTTCAAATAAAAGCTCCCATCTAATCATTAATTTTTTTATCAACTCAATGAAATCAGATTTTGTAATGGTTCCATCGATTCTATTCTCAAGAGAAATGCAATTACTTATATGTCCAAGCAGGAAATCGTCATCTGAAAAATCGCGATGATCGAAATTTCTGTAAAATAATGCAGAGTGTTTACATTCACAAGTGCAAGAGAAATCGACTTTTATTATTGATTTTTCTGCATCATATCCATATCCAGAAATGTCTTCTGATATATATTGGCAAATTCGCTGCCCCCACTCTTGATAGTCATTGACCATTTTTTCGTGTGCCAATTTCTCTAAGTTGTCATCACAATGTGGACATTTATAAAGGTTGTAAGATTCGAAATCAAATTTTGGATTGTTTCTGAATATATCGCCATTATACTTAAATGATACTTTTAACTTATCAAGGGTTGATGGGGATTCACCTTCATAATCCAAATAATCTATTTTTTCAGCACCGCTTACAATATATGATTCAGCGGGGTTTTTGCATTGAATTCCAAACATTTCTTTGCAGTTTTGACATCTTGCGAGAATCTCCCCATTATCATTTATGATTGGAAATTTTAGTTCATGATAATCGATGATATTCTCGCAGTGTGGACATTCGCCCTTAAATTGTTTTTTTGTTTGATTATACATAGTGGAATCCATTCAAATAATTATATTGTTTATTAATGTCAATGGGTTTAGTTTAATTGCTTCAGTGAGATGATCTGGAGCAAGATGAGCATAGCGCATCGTTACTTTAATGTCAGTGTGACCAAGGATGCGTTGCAGTACGAGAATGTTGCCACCGCGCATCATAAAATGGCTTGCAAACGTATGGCGTAGTACGTGCGATAACTGCCCGTCAGGTAACTCAATCCCCGTGCGCTTAATCGCCCCTCGAAATGCAGAATAGCACCCGTCAAAGAGTGGTTTTGAAGTTCTTACTTTGGGGAGAGTCTCGTAAAGCTCATCACTGATTGGAACGCTGCGGTTCTTCTTGCCCTTGGTTTTGATATAGGTGATTTTGCCAGGACTGATTTGCTTACCTGTCAGTGATTCTGCCTCACCCCATCGTGCTCCGGTTGCAAGGCATATTTTGACGATGGTTACTAAATCTTCCGCTTTGCTTTTCTCGCACTCGGCAAGCAGTTGCTTGACTTCTTCAACTGTCAGCCAGGCTAACTCTACCTCATCAATTTTAAATTCTCGGACATTTTCGAGAGGGTTTGGGGCGTTCCAGTCGTCCAGCCGTTTCAACTCATTGAACATGGCACGAAAATACGCCAGCTCCAGATTGACTGTGCGGGGAGTTACAGCTTTTACCCGATCAGAGCGTGTAATTTTCCCACTCAAACGTTGTTCGCGGTAGGTGGCAAAAAGCTTGGCGTTAAATTCTGTGGCGAGAGGATTTCCCATGGCAAAGCAGGCAAACTCCATCGCGCTCTTACGCTTGAGGCCATCAGAGAGTGTAACGCCATGAGCGTTGAACCAGGTTTCAACAAGGTCAGTAACTCGCCGCTTATCTGCTTTTTCTCCTAGCCAGGGCTTGTCCTGCGCTTGATCCTTAATGTGGCGCTCAAAGGCCATGGCTTCCCCTTTGGTGGCGAATTGGCGACGAATACGCCGCCCATCCCTACCGTTGGGGAAGACCTGAGCCTGCCACTTTCCATTGCTTAATTTGCTTACTGCCATTCTGCAGGCCTATTGAGATAAAGAATTATTATCACGCATTAAGGTTTGCCAGTGTTCTTCACTGAGGATTTTGAGCGGAACTCCTTTATTGTCACGATAATCAATAGCCTGTTCTATCTTTCTTCCGAAGCTTTGAAATTTCCAATCCTTAGAGCTGAGGGCACCAATAATTAGATAGTCCAAATCTTGAGTAACACGATCAACAATTTGGCAGCCAAGCTTTAAAAGGTCACTTTCACATTGTCTACGGGAGCCACATAGAAACTTACCAGTGAGACAGACTTTACTATCTGTAGGGTTAAACTCATCAATTAGGTCAACAGGCGATGTTGTGGAATATCCATCCACAATACCCTCAGAAATATTTGAGCCAGTTAAAGCAGTAATTTCTTGCAATAATTTGATGCGTTCTTCGTCTGTTATCACTCCATCACTCAGGATTGATTGAACCAGTTCGTAAAGATGTTTACCGGGATAGTTGCTTTTTAAAGCTGCATTTGTAGATAAGAACCAGTTTAAATAGCTGATTTCTTCATCGCTCAAATGATAGTCGGAAGCAAGCCCCTTACATAGACCCTCTAGCAAATGCTTGTCAGAGTCAGTTGAGTAAAGGTCTATGTTAGGAGTATCCATCAATCCGCGCTGCATTTCATGGAGCAGGTCTTTCAATTCGTCTAATTCAGCTTTCTCAACTACACCATCCGAAAGGATTTCACTTATTTTATTTCTGATGCAGTTTACGAAATAATTTTGGGAAAGAACGTCTGATTCCATCAGCCACGTATCAAGGAAAATCATTTCTTTTTCACTTAATTGCCCGTCACAGGTCATCCCTTCAATCAGGTTGATTAAGTTAGCGATGGCTTTGTCTCTATTATGTGTATAGTTGAAAGCGCTAAATTCAGTCATACCAATATTCCTTATTCAGTAAACGTTATTTTGCTTATCACTCTGCCATTGGCTTCAATATCCGATGGTGTGCACTCAAAGGATGCGGGGCCATTTTCTACGCGTAAACGTCCGCCAGGAAGACGGTAAACCTGTCTGATACTCATAAAGCCATCTATTTCAATCAACCAGATTCCATCGTTGATCTCTCCCCTGAACTCGTCCACTAGATAGAACGAATTTTCAAACTTCACAATGAATGGGGCAGTTGTGTCTTGAGGTAAAAGGCGAGAGTCGTAGCGAACTTGGTCAGAGGATGAAAAAATCCCGTTTGAGATTTCTTTTAATTGCAAAGGCAATCCACTGTCGCTATCTGCTTTTGTTCTGGGCAAGCCTTGTCCTGTAGTTAACCAAAGCATAGATGCACCTGTATCAAGATGGCAGGCAATGAGCCAGTCATGCGGAAAAGTATCGCGCATCCAACGGTTTGCCATAGTGCTCTGGGATACCCCAAGGTGATCGCACAAAGCCTGTCTGGTACTGAATCCATAGGCTTGGAGGATACGTGTTATCGCTTCCTTTCCACCACTTTGAGATGGAAAGTTGTATTTTGAGATCGCGGGAGGGGTCTCTTTTGTGTTTGACATATTTAAATTGCGATCCTATTATCGGTTTTGTGATGTTCGGAATGATTGCGAATAGTTCCGAATAGTGAAGTTTTTAAACACAAACTGAGGAATAGTGCATCATGAAAAGCAATTTTTCAATGCGCCCCAGCATCAACCTTGTGGTATCTGAGCCATTTATCACACTGGATGAGTTCTGTCGCCGTACTGGTTACAAGCCTAGCTATGCCCGTCAAATGATCCGGGAAAACCGCCTGCCAATCAGGAAAAAAGCCGGAGTTAACAGCCTTATCGAAATCAACATGTTCGCGTTGACGATGGAAGCGGCCCAAGGCTGCGAAGTCGCAATGCAAGCCTGATAGTTCCATTTTGGGATAGAAAAGGATTTACATCATGTTTGATTATCGTGTTTCCAAACATCCGCATTTCGATGAAGCCTGCCGGGCTTTCGCGTTGCGTCACAACATGGCGAAGCTGGCAGAACGCGCAGGAATGAATGTCCAGACGCTGCGCAATAAGCTGAACCCGGAGCAACCGCATCAACTTACGCCGCCGGAGATCTGGCTGCTGACTGATATCACAGAAGACTCAACGCTGGTTGACGGTTTTCTGGCTCAAATCCATTGCCTGCCGTGCGTGCCATTGAATGAAGTGGCAAAAGAGAACCTGCCGCATTACGTCATGAGCGCAACGGCTGAGATTGGGCGAGTAGCAGCAGGCGCAGTATCCGGTGAAGTAAAAACCAGTGCAGGCCGCCGCGATGTTATCAACAGTATCAACTCTGTTACGCGCCTGATGGCACTCACTGCTGTTTCATTACATGCGCGTTTGCAGGCGAATCCGGCGATGGCAAGCGCAGTAGATACCGTAACGGGCCTCGGCGCTTCGTTCGGTCTGATCTGAGGTGGTTATGCTTACTAAAGAACCATCTTTTGCATCACTTCTCGTTAAGCAAAGTCCTGCAATGCACTGCGGTCATGGCTGGATTATGGGGAAGGATGGCAAGCGTTGGCACCCGTGCCGCTCTCAGGATGCGCTGTCCACTAAAAAGCAGGGGAAACCATGGCTATTGAAGGCGATGCTGCGACTGTACCGCTAAGCGCTGGCCTCCGCCTTAATGGGTTAAACCACATCGCGGAATTAAGGGCGAAAGTGTTTGGCTTAAATATTGATTCAGAACTGGAGCGCTTTATTAGCGATATGCGGGACCAACGGGATATTAACCATGAGCAGAATAAACGCGCACTAGCCGCAATATTCTTTATGGCAAAGATTCCGGCGGAACGTCATAGCGTCAATGTTAGTGAGCTGACGACTGACGAAAAGCGGGAGCTGATTATAGCAATGAACCATTTCCGTACAGTGGTGAGTTTATTTCCAAATCGGCTAGCCATGCCGAATTAATTCGCAACCGAAATTAAAGGCGTAAACCCGCAGGGCATCTTATTGCCCAAATTCAGGAGAAACAACAATGCGAAATATTGAAACCCGAATCACCAAAACAGGACCAGATGATGCTGGCCTTAACCAGATGCTGACTGATGCGCGCATGGAAGAACGCCGTGCACGTGCTGCGGCAATGGCAGCCCGTCTTGATAGACTGGCTTGCCATATCACGTCACGCCAGCTTAATCACGTTGAAGCGGCGGAGCTGCTGCGTATTGCGGCTGAAAACATTCAGAACGAAGCGCAGGAGATCCACTAATGGCTGATTCAATGGACCTTGTACAGCAGCGCGTTGAAGAAGAACGTCAGCGCCACATCCACACCGCCCGCAACAGAACGCCGGGCGTTTCCCGTGTGCTTTGCATTGATTGTGATGCACCGATCCCGCCAGCTCGCCGTCGCGCTATTCCGGGTGTGCAGTGCTGTGTCACTTGTCAGGAGATTGCGGAGCTGAAAGGTAAGCATTACGTAGGCGGTGCTGTATGAGCACTATCCTGAAATGGGCGGGAAATAAAACCGCAATAATGCCGGAACTGATTAAACACCTTCCTGCGGGCCCGCGACTGGTTGAACCTTTTGCGGGTTCCTGTGCTGTGATGATGGCGACAGACTATCCTCATTATCTTGTCGCGGATATTAATCCAGACCTGATTAATCTTTATCAGGTGATTAAGAATGATGTTGAATACTTCATCGAAGAGGGACGATATCTTTTTGAAGCCCGTAATGATTCAGAGGCATATTATAAGACGAGACAGGAGTTTAACTTGCGCTATGGTGGTGCAATTGAACGCGCATTGTATTTCTTATATTTAAATCGCCATGGTTATCGCGGACTGTGTCGCTATAATTTGGACGGTTATTTTAATGTTCCTTACGGTAATTATAAAAAGCCGTACTTCCCTGAAAACGAAATACGCGCATTTGCAGAAAAAGCAAAACGCGCAACGTTTATCTGCGCCAGCTATGACGAGACACTGGCACTGCTGCAAACGGGTGATGTTGTCTATTGCGATCCGCCATATGACGGCACGTTTAACGGATATCACACAGCTGGTTTTACAGAGGATGATCAGTACCATCTGGCGTCTATTCTTGAACGCCGGTCATCAGAAGGTCATCCGGTTATCGTGTCCAACAGCGATACGTCTCTGACCCGTTCACTTTATCGTGATTTTACTCGCCATCGTATAACCGCTAAGCGCAGCATGGGCGTGGCTGCCGGTGATAGTAAAACTGCAGTAGAAATCATCGCCACAAAACCAGCATGCTGGTTTGGTGTTGATTTGGCGTCTGGTCCTGATATCTCGGTGGAAGCTGAGGTGCGGGCGTGGCAGTGAGTAAATTCACATTACATCATGCACAAACCACCGGCGGCTCGAATGAGGCCGCCGCAGCCTTTCCATGGAATACCCCAAAAAAAGCGGTTAACCCCTATCTGGACCCGGCGGAAGTTGCGCCGGAGTCTGCGCTTTCAAACCTGATCGCTCTTTACTCTGTGGATAACGAGCAGGAGCATCTGCGCCGTGAAGCGCTGAGTGATAAGGTCTGGGAACGCTATTTCTTTAATGAATCCCGTGATCCTGTCCAGCGTGAAATAGAGCAGGATTGGCTGATTAGCCATGCAAAAATGGCCCGCGAACAGCAGCGCGTTAATCCCGATTTGGTGATTATTGCCGATGTAAGCACCATGCCTGCCCATATCAGCAAGCCTCTGCTGGAGCGGATTAAATACTTCCATAGCCTGGGCAGGGCTAAAGCTTATTCCCGCTATCTGCGCGAAACAATCAGACCGTGTCTTGAGCGGCTGGAGCGCGTGCGTGACAGCCAGGTGTCTGCGTCTTTCCGGTTCATGGCGAGCCAGGACGGGCTGGAGGGGCTACTGGTATTGCCTGAAATGAGTCAGGATCAGGTCAAACGTCTGTCCACGCTGGTTGCGGCACATATGAGCATGTGCCTTGATGCTGCCTGCGGTGATCTGTTTGTTGCTGAAGATGTTAAACCAGAAGGAATCCGCCAGGCATGGGAAAGGGTTGCTGCAGAAGCCATGCGCCTTGAGGTCATCCCTCCTGCCTTTGAGAAGTTACGCCGCAAAAAGCGCCGCCGCAAGCCGGTGCCTTATGAACTGATCCCACCGTCGCTGGCGCGCATGCTGTGCGCGGACTGGTGGTATCGCAAATTGTGGCAGATGCGCTGTGAGTGGCGGGAGGAGCAACTGCGTGCCGTCTGCCTGGTCAACAAGAAAGCGTCCCCGTATGTCAGCTATGAAGCCGTGATCCACAAACGCGAGCAGCGGCGTAAATCGCTGGAGTTCTTCCGCTCGCATGAGCTGGTCAACGAAGACGGTGACACGCTGGACATGGAAGATGTGGTGAACGCCAGCAACAGCAACCCGGCGCACCGCCGTAATGAAATGATGGCCTGTGTTAAAGGGCTGGAGCTGATCGCAGAAATGCGCGGAGACTGCGCGGTGTTCTATACCATCACCTGCCCGTCACGTTTCCACGCAACCCTCAATAATGGCAGACCTAATCCGAAATGGACCAGCGCCACTGTCCGGCAGAGCAGTGATTATCTGGTTGATACATTCGCCGCTTTCCGCAAGGCCATGCACAAGGCCGGGCTGCGCTGGTACGGCGTCCGTGTTGCAGAGCCGCACCATGACGGCACCGTGCACTGGCATCTTCTGTGCTTTATGCGCAAAAAAGACCGTCGCTCCATCACCGCGCTGTTGCGTAAGTTTGCCATCCGTGAAGACCGCGAGGAGCTGGGCACCAATACCGGGCCGCGCTTCAAGTCTGAGCTAATCAACCCGCGCAAGGGCACGCCGACCAGCTACATCGCTAAATACATCAGTAAGAACATCGACGGGCGCGGGCTGGCTAAAGAAATCAGTAAAGAAACCGGCAGGTCACTGCGTGACAGCGCCGAGCATGTCAGTGCCTGGTCGTCACTGCACCGTGTCCAGCAATTTCGTTTCTTTGGTATTCCGGGACGTCAGGCATACCGTGAGCTGCGCTTGCTGGCTAGTCAGGCGGCGAGAGTGCAGGGCGAACGCATAGCGGGTGCGCCGGTACTGGATAATCCGCGTCTGGATGCGGTACTGGCAGCTGCAGATGCGGGTTGCTTTGCCACCTACATCATGAAGCAGGGCGGTGTACTGGTCCCCCGCAAACATCATCTTGTCCGCACGGCTTATGAGCTTAACGACGAACCGAGCGCCTACGGCGATCACGGTATCCGTATCTATGGAATCTGGTCCCCGATTGTAGAGGGCAAGATTTGCACGCACGCGATGAAGTGGAAAAAGGTTCGTAAGGCCGTTGACGTTCAGGAGGCGGTAGCCGACCAGGTCGCTTGCGCCCCTTGGACTCGTGGCAATAACTGTCCCCCTGTTGAAAATCTAAACAAATCAGGGGGTGATTTACCCGATATTAAAACCATGGATGAGAAGCAGCTGCAGGAATATCTCCACAACATGGGCCAGAAGGAACGGCGGGAGCTGACAGCCAGGCTAAGGCTGGTAAAACCGAAGCGGAAAAAAGCCTATAAACAGACTATTTCGGATCAGCAGCGCCTGCAGCTTGAGGCAGAACTGAGTTCCAGAGGGTTCGATGGCAGTGAATCTGAGATCGATCTACTTTTGCGCGGTGGCAGCATCCCGTCAGGTGCCGGGCTGCGTATTTTTTACCGCAACCATCGCCTGCGGGAAGATGATAAATGGCGGCAATGGTACGGCTGAGGCGGGGTTAACAATTTGTGCTTTATTGATCAGCATCAGATCCATCTAATTGACTGACCAAAAACAGTTTTACATTTTCCTTTTCCTACTATACTGTAATTATAAACAGTGGATATATATACAGTATTATATATCCGTAGCAGTGAGAGGAGGGAAGATGCAGGACTATCTTTTGGAGTCTTTGAAACTCCAGCGCATTGATTTTTTATCAAGCTTGTAGCTGCCAGTGAGTGCAGCGACGAAGAAAAGAGGCTGGCTATCCAGTGGGTGTCTGAACTGACCGATGAGCTGATGGCGAAAATTCGCAGCCATGAATACAGCCGGTCAATGGACGTAACCAGTTAAGGGGAATCTGTATGCGCATTGAAATAATGATCGATAAAGAGCAGAAGATTAGCCAGTCCACGCTGGACGCCCTTGAAACCGAGCTTTACCGAAATTTGCGCCCTCTGTATCCCAAAACAGCTATTCGTATTCGCAAGGGCAGCGCAAACGGCCTCGAACTGAGCGGCTTAAGACTGGATGAAGACAAAAAGCGAGTGATGGAAATAATGCAGCAGGTCTGGGAGGACGACAGTTGGATGCACTAAGGAACGTTGCCAGTGTAAGAAGTTAAATTCTTGCACTGGCAAGGTTGAACAACGAGCAAGGCGAGGCGTTAGAAAATGGGTAAAGTTGACCAGAACTACCAGATAGTTTATCGGGGTGAAGAACTTAAAGTGTACATCCCGGGGGGATTGGTGTTCTTTCAACGACCAAAGGAATGTGGAGGCGGTTACTGGTTAGGCCGTACTTATGATGGGCTGTTCTGGCTGGAACTGGAATTACCAACTTCGCTGCACGATGGTCTGATTTACCTCCTCCAACTTAAGAAAGTTGAAGCCCTGAGCAATGAGTTTGATGATAATTTTTCTTTGTTTTGACCTGTACGTGCGGGTGCATGGCTATGCTGCATGAGATCGCATGATCGTTTGAGGATCGTTTTTGCTGAGGCCCGCCAGAACTGGCGGGCTTTTGCTAAGGTCATGCATGTGCATGAAAACCACTACATAAAGCGGGCAGGCGTGGCGGGGATACGAGCGCGCGCAGTGGCTTTCTCTGCCTAAGATGTTAAACTGAACACATTAGCAAATACTTGTAGTTGAGATACTGCACAGGATTGTTATATTTACTCAATAACGTATGTATTGGTGAGGATGCAATGACCAGAAAACTTCCTACACGGTTAAGGAAAGACCTATTAGTAGGTGTTATATTTGAAATGAGATTTGAAAGCGTTGTACCGCTTTCGAGTATTTTACCCGGCTTGCTATTTAATCACATGCCAGGGGCTACTATCACCAAAACACCTGTTTCTGAAATACCAGAAAGTATTAGAAATACTGATCCTAATTTTATTTATGCTCCATTAGTTATTCTTGAAACTGAAAAATTTCAGGTTCACATTGGTGATAAGGTTTTACAGCTAATCTACAATGTTCCTTATGAAGGATGGGATAAGTTCAAATTTGCTATAATGGATGTTTACAGAAAGGTTATAAATTACTCACTTATAAATAGAGTAGTAAGGTTCTCATTGAAGTATATAGATATTATCGAACCTGAAAATTGTTCTTCGCTTGATAAAATGTTGAATGTCAATTTATCAATGGGTAACTTTAGATTGGATTTTAATACATCTCAAGCAAGGACCGAGATATTCAATGCTGATAGTGTTGTTGTCATTCAAATGGCTGGAAGTGCTAAAGCAGAATTTGCAAACCCTTCAATCAAAAGTAGGGAAGGTTTCCTTATTGATGTCGATTGTATTAGGAATGTAATTTCAAAAGACTTGGCTTCATTTGAAAGTGAATTGTCAAGTGGACTTGATGAATTACATATGATAACTAAGGAATATTTCTTTTCATTCTTAACGGATGAAGCGCTGGAGTTATTGGGGGCGGAATATGACTAGTGTTTGTGTAAATATACATCCGACATCTTTTGAGTCTGGTAAAGGTGGTTTTTTTGGTATTTCTAATTTAACGGAAGGTACCAAAACATATGTCCGTGGATTAACCGTTGGTATGGATCTCATTCACGGATTTGCGGAGTATGATCGTTTACTTAATCCTAAAAAAGCTGAAAGTAAAATAACTCGAGAAATACTCAGTGCGACTAATAGTTTCATTGGTCATGTTAAGGTGGATAACTATTTCTCGGAGTTGTCAAGTGGTAATCTGTTCGCTAAGTTATTAAGTGATAGACAATTTTTGCTTTTTGAAAAATCTGGCTTGATTAATATATTAGAGAGTTTTAGATTTTTGCGGGATGGCTGGTTAGGGACCGACTCAGTAGCTCCCAATGCTGAGGCAATCAATGAAGCTAAAAGTATTTTAATTAATGTGATTGAAAAACATTCTTTGACGGCACCTAAGATTCGTGCTGTAGCAGATGGTGAGGTAAACTTTTACTGGAATACAGATGGCTACTTAATCGATATGGCATTCTTTGGTGAGGGTGAATACTCCTATTACTACAAGAATAAACTCAATGGGGAAGAGGAATATGATGATGTTTCCATCGATAAAGGCTTTTCTACAAAAATGCTGGAGCTTTTGTCGTGGTGATCAAGTTCGGGGCCAGAAAGTTAAAGATATATTAAATGATGATGTGCTCATCAGAACGCTTTTTGACTCTGAGCATTATAATAGGGAGCTTAATCAATTGGAAAATAACGCTATTCCAACTTCTGATCTCAAAGATAGAGGTTTAAGTTTGGATATTAAACGCTTAGCAAGCGAAACTGTTGTTTTGAAAAGAGTTCATATCCAGAAGAATAGAGCTCAAGAAAAGAATGGTCCGGACGATAGGACCAGGAAAAATGTATTCTTTTCAGAAGTAGAACACCCAAAAGTAAACAGTGTTTTGGATGAAAATGGGGTAGCTTTATTTTCAACTAAATATGCTCCTGTTGAAGGTAATGATGCTCATGCGATGCTGGTGTGTATAAAAAATGATCAAAAAAGGTCATATTATATTATGGCTAGAAACAAACTAATGCCTGTGTTTTCCGCGCGGATTACTCCTGCACAAGAGTATACGTTTTTAAATAAATAGGTGGCGTTGCCACCTTGTACTCTACAAACTGTAATCATCGAATTTAATTACTTGGATGCCAAGCCAGTTATTAATCTCCTCTAAACTTTTTTGAAGTGGCATTAGTTCATTACGGACAAAGACTTTACTCGCCTTCTCCACATCACCAAATCCTCCAACATTACTCGGCATAATTCCCATCATCTGCGGCGGCACGCGATGCGCTGCCATCATGTCATCGCGGCTCACGTTCTTGATGTTCAAAAACTCATCCTTTGCCGCCACCTCTGACAGCGGGATGATCTGAATGCCGTCCTTTTTGCCGTTGGGTGAGTACATAAAAAGGTTGCGGAAGTTGCCCGGCCCTTTGGCGCTTTTCATGGCCTGGCGGATGTTGTTCACGTCCTCCTGGTTCTGCGCGGCGTCGGTCATATACATGATAAAACCCGCGTGGCTGCCGTTGATATAATACTTCCGGCGGAACAGCGTAGCGGACTCGTTCAGCAGGGCGGAGGGGATGGCGGACAGGTATTCCGGCAGGCCGTAAATCTCCTGGTTCAGGTCCGGTTCCATCAGGTGAAAGATACTGCCTCTGGTGAACTCATAGGGCTGTGTGGTCATGCCATATTGCACAAACCAGTAAGTGTCAAGGTCGATCCCGCGGCGGGTGTATTTCGCCAGTGATGGTTCCAGCGACAGAATGCCGCCGAGCCGGTTCGTCCGTTTCTCAAGATAGGCGTTACCAAACACCAGATAGTCCTGCACGAAGCGGCTGAATGCCTGCTGGCTCAGCAGCGGGTGTGGGATAAACGTGCTGGTCAGAATGTTGCGCTTAACGGCAATCGGCGAGCTGTGATGCACGGCGGCGCGGTAGGTGCGGGCCAGCCCGTCAAAGCTCACGGGCGGCTCATACCACTTATCCATTTGCACGCATTCCACGTAGTCCAGCAGCTCGCGGCGGTCCAGCACCGGGATAGGATCGCCAAAGCTGAAAGCCTCGGCAGTGACGCCTACGTTTTTAGGCGCTGTAGCTTCTGTTGGCGTTGTGCTGGTTAAGGCTTCGAGTTCATTCATCAAAAAATCTCCACAATGTTGCTGGTATTGGCGGCTTCGCCCTGCAGCGGTTCGTTAAACAGTGCGTGCATCGTTGCCCAGGCCAAATCTGCGTGGCTGGCTTCTTCGCTGCGGCTGGCTTCGTAGGTAGGGCGGTTGCCACTGGCGGTGGTGGCCCGGCGGATAGCCATAAAGGACTGCGCAATGTCGGTATGCCCGGCATCGAACTCCAGACGCCGGTGGCTGATAATGTCGTATGCCTTGAGCACCAGGGCGTTTTTGACGTTGGGGTTGTAGACAAATTCACGCACGGCAGGAAAGAACGCTTTCACGTTCTCGTAGACACCGTGACCGACGCCGGTCGAGTCGATACCGATATAGGTCACGTTGTACTGCTGCGTCAGCTTTTTAATGGCGTCAGCCTGGGCGCGGAAGTCCATCCCGCGCCACTGGTGCCGCTCAAGGATGCGGAACTTGCCGCCCGGTACGGTTGGCGGTGCCACCACCACGCACCCGGCGCTGTCACCGTTCTGCGTGCCTTTCGCCGGGTCGTATCCGATCCAGACTTCGCGCCAGCCAAACGGGCGCAGCGCCAGCGCCTGAAAATCTGCCCACACTTCCCAGCTGTCCACCATGCACGCCTGCAGTTCACTGAGCGGGAATACTGACGCCAGATCGTCAATAAATTCGCACATCAGCAGGTTCTGGTATTCGTCCGGGCTGTACTCCATACGCAGCTGGTCGAGGTCGAACAGATTACAGCCGCCGCGCACCGCATCCTCCACGGTGACGATCTGGCGATACTGTCCGTCCGGGCAGAGTACGCCGCGCGCAAGGTTGCTGTGGGTCAGGTCAATGTCCACCTTGTCTGCTTTGGCGCGGCCCCGGTTGAACAGCGCGCCGGACCAGAACGGATAGGCGCTGTGGGTCAGGCTGGACGGCGTGGAGAAGTAGGTTTGTCGCCATTTCTTGTGAATGGCCATACCGGAGGCAACCTTGCGCAGCTCCTGGAATTTTGGTATCCAGAAGTATTCATCAAGGTACAGATTGCCGTGATAGCTCTGCGCCGTGCGGGCGTTGGTGCCGAGGAAGTACAGGCACGCGCCGTTGCTGAGGGTCATTGGGTCGCCTTTCAGCTCAACATCCACCTCTTTTGCAAAGTCGATGATGTATTGCTTAAAAACGTGCGCCTGCGCCTTACTGGCTGAGAGGAAGATCTGGTTGCGCCCTGTGGTGATGGCGTCAATCAACGCCTCACGGGCAAAAAAGTATGTTGCCCCGATCTGGCGTGATTTAAGCAGGTTGCGAATGCGGTGTTTTACGCCTGCCTGCCACCAGTGGCGCTGATATTCAAACATGCCATTACGGAAGATTTCTTCCAGCTTTTCGGTCTGTTCGTCGGTGAAAACATTCTTTTCGGGCTGGCGGCGTGGCCCTTTGTTACGGTTGGCAACTTTCGGGTTTAGGTCTGCTTCGTTGCCGCCATCGTTAAATTTACCGATCCGGGCGTGGCGCTCTGACTGGCGCGCCAGCAGGTCAATTTCCTTGAAGTCTTTCCCTTCTTTCTGCTCCTTCATAATGAGCTGGCAGTAACGTGCGGCGGTGGTGAGCTGCATCTGATCCAGCGGCCCATAGTCGCCCCATTTGTCGCGCTTCTTCCAGCTGTGAACGGTTGCAACTTTCTCGCCCAGCATTTCAGCAATGCGGGCTATGCGGTATCCCTGAAAGTACAGCAGCATGGCCTGCCGACGGGGATCGAGGTCTGCGGGGGTCAGTGTCGTGTTCATGGCCCAAACATACGGCCTTGCCTGACGGCTTTCCCCGGCTGCGGTTTGTGTGGTTTACCGTACAAGTGCCGCGCGTTGTTTCACTCCCCCCATCACCGCAAACATAAGGCTCCAGTAAGTTTTTTCTAACGGAGCACGGCTCATGACAGTGAAAGCAAAGCGTTTCCGTATCGGGGTGGAAGGTGCCACCACTGACGGGCGCGAAATCCAGCGTGAATGGCTGGTACAGATGGCTGCCAGCTACAACCCGACGGTCTATACCGCGCTGATTAACCTTGAGCACATCAAGTCTTATCTGCCGGACAGTACCTTTAACCGCTACGGCAGGGTGACGGGGCTGGTTGCAGAAGAAATCAAGGACGGGCCGCTGGCGGGCAAGATGGCGCTTTATGCCGATATCGAACCCACGGACGCCCTGGTGGAACTGGTGAAAAAGGGCCAGAAGCTTTTCACCTCAATGGAGGTCAGCACGAAGTTTGCCGACACCGGTAAAGCCTACCTTGTGGGGCTGGGGGCGACGGACGATCCGGCGAGCCTGGGCACCGAAATGCTGGCATTCAGCGCCAGCGCCGCCCATAACCCGCTGGCAAACCGTAAGCAGAACCCTGAAAACCTGTTTTCGGAAGCGGTGGAAACGCTGATCGAACTGGAAGAAGCCCAGGACGAAAAGCCGTCCCTCTTTGCCCGCGTCACCGCGCTGTTCACCAAAAAAGAGCAGACCGATGAGGCGCGTTTCTCCGACGTGCATAAAGCCGTGGAACTGGTCGCTACCGAGCAGCAGAACCTGAGCGAGCGCACGGATAAATCCCTGACCGAACAGGACAAGCGTCTTTCTGAGCTGGAATCCTCCCTGCAGGAGCAGCAGGTCGCTTTTGCCGAACTTGAGCGGAAGCTGAGCAGCGAAGACAGCCGTAAAGACTACCGCCAGCGCGCACCGGGCGGTGACGCACCGACAGGTACCCTGACCAATTGCTGATGGAGCATAAAACCCAATGAAAAAGAAAACCCGCTTTGCCTTTAACGCTTACCTGCAGCAGCTGGCGCGCCTGAACGGTGTGGAGATTGAAGAACTCTCCAGCAAGTTCACCGTGGAGCCGTCCGTGCAGCAGACGCTGGAAGACCAGATCCAGCAGTCCGCCGCTTTCCTGACGCTGATTAACATCACGCCGGTCACTGAGCAGTCCGGTCAGTTGCTGGGGCTGGGCGTTGGCAGCACCATTGCCGGAACCACCGATACCACCACCAAAGAGCGCGAGCCTACCGATCCGACGCTGATGGAAGACGTGGAATACAAATGCGAGCAGACCAACTTTGATACGGTGCTGACCTACGCAAAACTGGACCTGTGGGCGAAGTTCCAGGACTTCCAGGTGCGTATCCGCAACGCCATCGTCAAGCGTCAGGCGCTTGACCGCATCATGATCGGCTTTAACGGCGTGAAGCGTGCCAAAACGTCCAACCGTGCTGAAAACCCGCTGCTGCAGGACGTCAATAAAGGCTGGCTGCAGAAAATCCGCGAAGACGCGCCAGATCATGTCATGGGCAGCAAAACAGCAGAAGACGGCACCACTACTGCAGAACCGGTAAAAGTCGGTCCGGGTGGTAAGTATCTAAATCTTGATGCGGTGGTGATGGATACCGTCAATGAGCTGATCGATGTGGAGTATCAGGATGATGACGAGCTGGTTGTCGTCTGCGGACGTGAACTGCTGTCTGACAAGTATTTCCCGCTGATCAACAAAGAGCAGGACAACAGCGAGAAAATCGCCGCCGATCTGATCATCAGCCAGAAACGTATGGGCGGCCTGCAGGCTGTACGTGCGCCTTTCTTCCCGGCAAATGCCCTGCTGATCACCCGTCTGGATAACCTGTCCATCTACTGGCAGGAAGACACCCGCCGCCGTTCTGTTATCGACAACCCGAAACGTGACCGGATTGAAAACTTTGAATCCGTCAACGAGGCGTATGTGGTCGAGGACTACCGCTGCGCGGCGCTGGTAGAAAACATCGAAATCGGTGATTTCAGCGCGCCTGCCGCACCGGAAGGTGGGGAATAACGCATGAGCCTGAGTCCCGCACGGCAGCACCGCCTGCGCATTCAGGCCGAACAGGCCGCCCGTGAGGGCGGCAGTGTTCGCCATGCGTCGGGCTATGACCTGATGCTGCTGCAGCTGGCAGAAGACCGCCGCCGTCTCAAGGGCGTCCAGTCCACGGTGAAAAAGGCGGAAATCAAGGTGGAGCTGCTGCCGAAATATTCCGCCTGGGCGGAGGGCGTGCTGGCTGCCGGAGGTGCGCAGCAGGATGACGTGCTGATGTACGTGATGCTGTGGCGTATCGACGCCGGTGATTATGCCGGTGCGCTGGAAATCGGGCGTCATGCGCTGCGCCATGGCTGGGTGATGCCGCTGGGCAACCGTAACGTGCAGACCGTACTGGCAGAAGAAATGGCAGATGCGGCGCAAAGCGCTCTGCTAGCCGCTGCCGGTTTTGATGCCGATCTGCTCTTGCAGACACTGGACCTGACAACCGATCTGGATATGCCGGACCAGTCGCGGGCGCGCCTGCATAAAGCCATCGGCGCTGTACTGAGCGAAAGCAACCCGGCATCTGCCCTGAATCACCTTACCCATGCGCTGCAGCTTGATCCCCGCTGTGGCGTGAAAAAAGAAAAACAGCAGCTGGAGCGCAGACTGCGCAATGACAGCCCCTAAAGAACGTGCCCCGCGCACGGGCGGCACGGGGTGGCGAAAGGCACTGCCACATCAAAACCCCGTCCACCGCCCACTTATTCAGGAGAAAGCCGCATGAAGTTTGTTGCGCCCGAACAGGCACCGGAACAGGCGGAGGTCATCAAAAATACGCCGTTCTGGCCTGATGTGGACCTGTCGGAATTTCGCAGTGTGATGCGCACTGACGGCACGGTGACGCCGCCGCGTTTAAAGCAGGTCGTGCTCACGGCGATCTCTGAGGTTAACGCTGAGCTGTACGACTTCCGCAACCGTCAGCAAATGCTGGGCTGGCGGACACTTGCTGAGGTTCCCGCAGAAATGCTGGACGGCAAAAGCGAGCGTATCCGGCACTACCACAACGCTGTTTTTTGCTGGGCGCGCGCTGTGCTCAATGAGCGTTATCAGGACTATGACGCCACGGCGTCAGGTGTGAAACGAGGGGAGGAGCTGGCGGAGGCCAGCGGCGATCTGTGGCGTGATGCCCGCTGGGCTATCAGCCGGGTGCAGGATGCACCGCACTGTACAGTGGAGCTTATCTGATGAAAGTGCGTGCGCATCAGTATGACACGGTGGACGCGCTTTGCTGGCGTCATTACGGGCGCACGCAGGGTGTCACTGAGCAGGTTCTGCAGGCAAATCCGGGGCTGGCTGAGTACGGCCCTTTTTTACCGCACGGGCTGCAGGTGGAGCTGCCGGACATTACGGCGTCAACCACGGCGCAGACCGTCCAGCTATGGGACTAAATTATGACGCTTGAACGAATCAGCGCCTTTATCACTTACTGCATCGCCGTGCTGCTGGCATGGCTGGGCGATCTGTCGCTCAAGGATGCGTCAACGGTTGGCGGCGTACTGATTGGTGTGCTGATGCTGGCTATCAACTGGTACTACAAACACCAGTCTTTCAAATTGTTACGTGGCGGCAAAATTTCGCGGAGGGAATATGAATCCTTCAATCGTTAAGCGCTGCCTTGTCGGGGCGGTGCTGGCTATCGCTGCCACGCTGCCCGGTTTCCAGTCGCTTCATACCTCAGTCGAGGGGCTGAAACTGATTGCCGATTACGAGGGATGCCGCCTGCAGCCTTATCAGTGCAGTGCGGGCGTGTGGACTGACGGGATCGGCAATACGTCCGGCGTGGTGCCGGGCAGAACTATCACGGAACGGCAGGCGGCGCAGGGACTTATCACCAATGTACTGCGCGTGGAGCGGGCGCTGGAAAAATGTGTGGTGCAGCCGATGCCGCAAAAGGTCTATGACGCGGTGGTGTCGTTTGCTTTCAACGTGGGCACCGGCAACGCCTGCAGCTCCACGCTGGTTAAGTTGCTGAACCAGCGGCGCTGGGCAGATGCCTGCCATCAGCTGCCGCGCTGGGTGTATGTCAAAGGTGTGTTTAATCAGGGGCTGGACAACCGCCGCGCGCGGGAAATGGCCTGGTGCTTAAAAGGAATATAGCTAAATGAAATGGTTAAAAAGTTACTGGCTGCTGCTTTCGGTTCTGGCGTTTCTTGTGATGGTTGATGTGAATTTCCCCGCATCTCATGCGCTTTTTCCACTGGCGCTGATTATGTGGTTTGAGTATGCCGCATTTTCACTGGTCTGTTTTGCTGGGTTGTACTCCTGCACGCTGACGGGGAGTGACCGGCTACGCGTCCGTCTGCTGCTGAGCAGGGTGCTGGGGCTAATGGAAAAAGTGCCTCTCGCCTGGTATCAGCGCCTCGTTCTTGCCTTTGTCATGTTGCTTGCCGGATGGAAGCTCACGGGGATGGTTTGTGTTTTTACAGTTGCCATGAGTTTAGCAATTAAAGATGAGCTAAAGGCATTGCGGGAATGAATCGTTTACTGGCAGTGGTTCTGGCGCTGGCACTTGCGGCGCTGGGCTGGCAGTCGTGGCAGCTAAACAATGCCAGCCACACCATCGAAACGCAGGGTGCGACGCTGAAAAGCAAAACGCTGGAGCTGTCGAAGAAAAACAGCCAACTGATCAGCCTGTCCATTCTGACCGAAACCAACAGCCGGGAGCAGACGCGGCTTTATGCGGCAGCGGAACAGACCACCGCACTTCTGCGAAGCCGCCAGCACAGGATCGAGGAACTGAAACGTGAAAACGAGGATTTGCGCCGCTGGGCTGATACTCCTTTGCCTGCTGACATTATCCGGCTGCGGGAGCGTCCGGCCCTCGCCGGAGGTGCAGCTTACCGTGAGTGGCTGTCCCAGAGTGACGCAGTGCCGCCTGGAAAGGTCAGCGCCGCGCAGTAACGGCGATCTGAATGCGGTGCTGGATGAAACCGAGGCCGCCTGGGCGGTCTGTGCTGACAAAGTGGACACGATTATTGCGTGTCAGGAGCGAGACAGTGAACAAACCGCAGTCCTTACGCAGCGCCCTGAATAAAGCGGTTGCCTACGTCCGTGATAACCCGGACAAGCTGCACCTTTTCGTTGATAACGGTTCACTGGTGGCAACCGGTGCCAGCTCCATGTCATGGGAGTACCGCTACACCCTGAACGTGGTGATCGAGGATTTCAGCGGCGACCAGAATCTGCTGATGGCTCCTGTGCTGCTGTGGCTCAGTACCAGCCAGCCGGATGCCATCAACAACCCTGATCTGCGCGAAAAACTGTTCACCTTTGAAGTGGATATTCTGCGCAACGATGTTTGCGATATCAGCCTGAACCTGCAACTGACGGAGCGCGTGCTGGTCAGCACTGACGGCAGCGTGTCGAGCGTTGCAGCGGTGCCAGAGCCGGACGAACCCGAAGAAATGTGGACGGTGAAACGTGGATGAGCTGCAGAGGGTGGACGACTGGCTGACGGCGCTGCTGGCAAATCTGGAGCCTGCCGCACGCAACCGTATGATGCGGCAACTGGCGCAACAGCTGCGCCGGACGCAGCAGCAGAACATCAGGCTGCAGCGTAACCCTGAAGGCAGTGGCTATGAGCCGCGCCGGGTGACAGCCCGCAGCAAGAAGGGACGCATCAAACGCCAGATGTTTGCAAAGCTTCGCACCACAAAATACCTGAAAACCGCCGCCAGTGCGGACTCTGCCAGCGTGCAGTTTGATGGCAAGGTGCAGCGCATTGCCCGTGTCCACCATTACGGCCTGCGCGATCGCGTCAGCCGAAAAGGCCCGGAGGTCCGCTACGCAGAGCGCCGCCTGCTGGGCGTGAATGATGAGGTGGAAACCATCACCCTTGACATTCTGCTGCGCTGGCTGGCGGGGTGATCTTTGTGCCACCGCTGGCACAAGCGCCCGCGCTGCCTCCCTTTTCCCTCTGATGGCAACCTTTCGTTATGAATGCACAACTGACCGAAATCATGCGCCTTATCACCAACCTGATCCGCACCGGCACCGTGACCGAAGTGGACCGGGAAAACTGGCTGTGCCGGGTGAAAGTGGGCGAGCTTGAAACCAACTGGATTAACTGGCTGACACTACGTGCCGGTGGTGCCCGTACATGGTGGTGTCCCTCGCCGGATGAGCAGGTGGTGGTGCTGAGCATGGGCGGCAATATGGAAACGGCTTTTGCGTTGCCTGCCATCTATTCCAGTCAGTTTGCGCCGCCGTCTGATTCAGTGGACGGTTGCGTGACGGAGTACCCGGACGGGGGCTGGTTTGAGTATGAACCCGCCACCGGGCGGTGGCATGTCCGGGGTATCAAAACCATGGTGATCGAGGCGGCGGACAATATCACCCTCAAAACCGGTGAGTTTGTGGTGGAGGCGTACACCACGCGCATTAACAGCGAGGTGATGATCAATGGTGGCGTCACACAGGGCGGTGGCGCGATGAGTTCTAATGGGATCGTGGTGGATGACCATGAGCATACTGGTGTTGCGAAGGGTAGTGCAAATACCGGAGGTCCGGTATGACGCTGTACATCGGCATGAACCAGAAAGACGGGCAGAGCATTACAGACACTGACCATCTGCGCCAGTCAGTGCGGGATATTCTGCTGACACCGCAGGGCAGCCGTATTGCCCGCCGGGAATATGGCTCCCTGCTGTCCGCCCTGATTGATCAGCCGCAGAACCCGGCGCTACGCCTGCAGATCATGTCTGCGGTCTATGTGGCGCTGAGCCGCTGGGAGCCACGGCTTACGCTGGATTCCATCACCATCAGCAGCAATTTTGACGGCTCCATGGTGGTTGAGCTTACCGGGCAGCGCAACAACGGCGCGCCGGTTTCCCTTTCGGTATCTACAGGAGCAGACAATGGCAGTAATTGACCTTTCCCAACTGCCCGCGCCGCAGATAGTGGATGTGCCGGATTTTGAGACACTGCTGGCTGAGCGCAAGGCCGCTTTTGTTGCGCTCTATCCGGCAGATGAGCAGGACGCGGTGTGGCGCACGCTGGCGCTGGAATCTGAACCAGTGACCAAACTACTGCAGGAAAACACCTACCGCGAAATCCTGCTACGCCAGCGTATCAATGAGGCCGCACAGGCGGTCATGGTGGCATATGCCATCGGCGGCGATCTCGATCAGCTGGCAGCCAACTACAACGTGAAACGCCTGACAGTAACGCCTGCCGACAACGACACTGTGCCGCCGGTCGAGGCAGTGATGGAAAACGATGATGCGCTGCGTATGCGTGTTCCGGCTGCGTTTGAGGGATTGTCCGTTGCAGGACCAACGGCGGCCTATGAATTTCATGCCAGAAGCGCGGACGGGCGCGTGGCGGATGCCAGCGCAACCAGCCCGGCACCGGCGGAGGTGGTGCTTACCGTTCTGAGCCGTGAGGGTGACGGTTCGGCTGGGGCTGATCTACTGGCGGTGGTGGAGCAGGCGCTTAACAGCGAGAGCGTGCGTCCCGTGGCAGACCGCCTGACGGTGCGCAGCGCAGAAATTATTCCGTACAGCGTGGATGCGACGATTTTTCTTTATCCGGGGCCGGAAGCTGAGCCGGTGATGGCGGCGGCAAAAGCCAGCCTGCAGAAGTATATCGCCAGTCAGACGCGGCTGGGCCGTGATATCCGTCGCAGCGCGATTTATGCCGCGCTGCATGTCGAGGGCGTCCAGCGTGTGGAGCTGGCATCACCTCTGGAAGACGTTGTACTGGATAAGACGCAGGCGGCGTCATGTACGGAATGGAGCGTAACCAACGGGGGCACGGATGAATAGCCTGCTACCGCCAGGTTCATCGCAGCTTGAGCGCCGACTGGCGCAGACCTGCAGCGGTATTTCAGATCTGCAGGTATCGCTGCGTGACCTGTGGAACCCGGCAACGTGTCCGGTCAGGTTCCTGCCGTATCTGGCGTGGGCGTTTTCCGTTGACCGCTGGGATGAAAGCTGGACGGAGAGCGTCAAGCGTCGTGTGGTACAGGATGCTTTTTATATCCATCAGCACAAGGGAACAACCAGTGCCGTTCGGAGAGTGGTTGAGCCATTCGGCTTCCTGATCCGCATCATTGAATGGTGGCAGACCGGAGAAACGCCGGGGACGTTTCGCCTGGATATTGGCGTACAGGACCAGGGCATCACGGAAGAAACCTATCTGGAACTTGAACGGTTGATCGGTGACGCAAAACCATGCAGCCGTCACTTGATCGGCATGTCCATCAACCTGCAGACCAGTGGGCCGTATTTTGTGGGGGCAGCCACTTACACCGGCGAAGAAATCACGATCTACCCGTACATCAACGAAACCATTATTTCCGGCGGCACCGCTTATGAGGGCGGGGCAGTCCATGTTATTGACACAATGAGAGTAAATCCATGAGCGCAAAATTTTACACCCTGCTGACGGATATCGGGGCGGCGAAACTGGCAAGCGCCGCCGCGCTCGGCGTTCCGTTGAAAATTACCCAGATGGCGGTGGGCGACGGTGGTGGCGTATTACCCACGCCAAGCGCGCAGCAGACCGCGTTAGTTGCTGAAAAACGCCGCGCCGCGCTGAATATGCTGTATATCGATCCGCAAAACAGCAGCCAGATTATCGCTGAGCAGGTGATCCCCGAAACGGAAGGAGGTTGGTGGATTCGTGAGGTAGGTCTGTTTGATGAGACTGGAGCACTGATTGCCGTGGGCAACTGCCCGGAGAGCTACAAGCCGCAGCTCGCGGAGGGGAGCGGGCGCACGCAGACCGTGCGCATGGTGTTGATTACCAGCAGCACTGATAACATCACTCTGAAAATTGACCCTGCAGTGGTGCTGGCAACCCGTAAATATGTTGATGACAAGGTGCTGGAACTAAAGGTGTATGTCGATGACCTGATGGCTAAACACCTTGCAGCTGCAGATCCTCATACGCAGTATGCGCCCAAAGCCAGTCCGACATTCACTGGTACGCCAAAAGCACCAACGGCATCGGCAGGCAATAATTCCACGCAACTTGCTAATACGGCTTTTGTGCAGGCGGCAATTGCTGCACTGGTGGCATCTTCCCCTGCAGCTCTGGATACCCTGAATGAGCTGGCAGCAGCGCTGGGGAATGATCCAAATTTTGCCGCCACCATGACAAATGCGCTTGCCGGAAAGATGGATAAGGCAGCCAATGGAACGGACATTGCCGACGTATCCGAATTTCTCAAAAACCTTCAATTGGGAGAAGCGGCAAAACGGGATGTTGGGGATTCTGGAAACCAGATCCCGGATATGAGTTATTTCACAAAAAGTACTGCCGGTGGCGCGGCAATTGTTTTTACATTACCTGGCGGAATGATCATACAGTGCGGAAACATTGGAACGCTGGCTGCTGGCGCGTCGGTTACTGTTACTTATCCAATCCCGTTTCCTCTGGCAATGGGGTTCGTTATTCCTGCGGCAGCGGTATCCGCAGATTCAACAACTCCGGTTGCTCTGGCAATCGATGCAACGGTTGTCAATTCCAGAACTGGAATTGTATTCCGTAATTGTTCTACACGCCTCAACCTTGGAACTCGTTACCTGGCTATTGGATACTAAAACATGAAAAATTTTATATTCAGCGCACTAAACAATGCTTTTTATCCCCTGGAACTACAATCTCGCTATGTCGAGGCGGGGAGTTGGCCTGAAGACGGGATTGAAGTTAATGATGAAATATTTAAAGAATTTACGGGCGAACCGCCAGTTGGAAAAGTCCGTGGCGTAGAAGATGGATTCCCTTGCTGGATTGACGTGCCACCGCCAACTCGTGATGAGTTAATCGCAGCCGCAGTACTGGAAAAACAAGTAAGGACAGGCCAGGCAAATGATTATATAAACGACAAACAGTGGCCCGGTAAAGCGGCAATCGGACGGCTGAAGGGCGACGAACTGGCGCAGTACAATCTTTGGCTGGATTATCTGGATGCGCTGGAGGCTGTGGACACCTCCAGCGCACCGGACATTAACTGGCCTGTTCCACCGGAGGTGTAGGCCATACGGGTTTTGCTGTATCAACTCGCATCAGCAGAACCCGGTATTTTTTCCACGCCAGCAGCAATGATTTTTCTGCGTCGGTTGCCATATCAAGCTCAAAGGCATCCTGTAGCGGCGTGAGCGCAATGTTGGCCTCTGCCAGTAAAAATCCTTTCTTTTGCTCTGCCGCTGCCACATCCGCTGCGTGCTGTGCTTCAGCATCCGCCACCCATTTTTGCCCGTCCCATTTATCGAATGGTGACGAGGGGGCGACAACAACGAATCCGTCACGTACCGGGCCAATATAATCAATGACTGACTCTTGTTTATTCTCAACCGAATAGACTGTATCGCCACGATGATCTTCTTCCAGTCGCCAGTCAGTACCAGTGAACAGAGAGACCTTTCCTGCAACTACTTCACCCGGATCAATATCGGTGGAGTTGCCAGGCATGCTCACGCCAATATTGATATATTCATCAGACCACCCGGTATATTCTCCCGTCTCCGGGCCATAGTAAAAACAGCGGATATTTCCCGGTTCTTTCGCCAGTCCATTATCATCAAATACAGGTTTCATTATTTAGCCCTTACGAGAAAGTTTAATGCAATGTTGCGAGAGCGGGTTTCTGCTGCTGTACGCGCTACACGAGAAATGTCGAAGTTATAGTTTGCAGCGCCATATCCCCCACTTGTTGAAGGCGTTAACCCTGTAGATAAAATTGAATCCTGGATACTGAATGGTCCGGAGTAAGAAACATCACGGAGCATCTGTAAACGACCGATACTACCAGTCATGCTCTGAACGGCATCCCCCTGAGCGCTAAGGAGGGCACGACCGCTATCCACCCCGCGCCCGTCGTCCCAGATACGCAAAAATTCGCCGCGCATGTCAGGGATAACAAGCCCTGTCCAGACCTTCGCCAGTTTTGGGTATTCCGTGGCAGAGAACGATGCGCCATTGGGTTTCAGAAACACCATATCTGACCATTCATCCATCACTATATTTGGCATCGCCGCCAGCGGCCAGAAGAACGGAATTCCTATCGCCGGAGCGCCCGCTCCCAAACGAACGTTTTTGAAAATGCATAATTATCAGTCAAATGGCATGATTTCTCATTTTAACGGAATGAAAAACCATGCTTATTGGATATGTACGCGTATCAACAAATGACCAGAACACGGCTTTGCAACGTGATGCGCTGGAGCGGTCAGGATGTGAGCTTATTTTTGAAGATAAAATGAGCGGTAAAACAGCAGAAAGACCGGGGCTTAAAAAATTACTAAAGCGCCTTTCTCCTGGAGACACGCTTGTTGTCTGGAAACTGGATCGACTTGGGCGGAGTATGCGTAACCTGGTCATTCTGGTGGAGGAACTAAAACAACGTTCCGTGAACTTCCGCAGCCTGACTGACAGTATTGATACTTCAACACCAATGGGGCGTTTTTTCTTCCACATCATGGGCGCCCTGGCGGAAATGGAAAGGGAGCTAATCGTGGAGCGTACCCGCGCCGGACTGGCGGCAGCAAGGGCGAAAGGGCGAATTGGTGGCAGGCGTCCAAAGCTTACACCAGAGGAATGGGAACAGGCCGGAAGATTGCTGGCGGCAGGAGAAACACGTCAGCGCGTTGCGCTGATATACGATGTCGGTATTTCCACACTATATAAAAAATTTCCCGCCAGCCGGTCAGGATGATAACGCTTTTATTGTGTCATCACTGATACATTCCCAACAACGTGCATGGCATGCATATCAACCAGAACATAGGCAGACACCCTGTAAACCGGAGAGACTGCCTTATGGCTCAGGACTACTACCACGGTGTGCGCGTCGTTGAGGTTAACGACGGCACCCGCCCTATCAGAACAGTAAGTACGGCAGTTGTCGGTCTTGTTTGTACCGGCGACGACGCCGATCCCGTGACTTTTCCACTTAATAAACCTGTTTTGTTGACCGATGTGCTCACCGCCAGCGGTAAAGCAGGCGAGTCCGGCACGCTGGCTCGTTCACTGGATGCGATTGCAGACCAGGCAAAACCCGTGACCGTAGTTGTGCGTGTGGCACAGGGCGAAACCGAAGCGGAAACCACCTCAAACATTATCGGCGGCGTAAGTGCCGACGGTAAAAAAACAGGTATGAAAGCGCTGCTTTCGGCTCAGGCGCAGCTCGAAGTCAAGCCGCGCATTCTCGGTGTGCCGGGGCATGACACGCAGGCGGTTGCTACGGAACTGCTGAGCGTGGCGCAAAGTCTGCGTGGGTTTGCCTACCTGTCCGCTTATGGCTGCAAAACGGTGGAAGAAGCCATTGCCTACCGTGACAATTTCAGCCAGCGCGAGGGGATGCTGATCTGGCCTGATTTCATCAACTTTGACACCGTGCTGAATGCAGATGCGACGGCTTACGCCTCAGCCCGTGCGCTCGGCCTGCGCGCCAAAATTGACGAACAGACTGGCTGGCACAAAACCCTGTCCAACGTGGGTGTGAACGGTGTCACCGGCATTTCCGCCGATGTGTTCTGGGATTTGCAGGACCCGGCAACCGACGCGGGACTGCTGAACCAGAACGACGTCACCACGCTTATCCGCAAAGACGGCTTCCGCTTCTGGGGTTCCCGTTGCCTCAGTGACGATCCGCTGTTTGCTTTTGAAAACTACACCCGCACGGCGCAGGTGCTGGCTGACACCATCGCAGAGGGGCACATGTGGGCAGTGGATAAACCACTTAACCCGTCACTGGCTCGCGACATCATCGAAGGTATCCGCGCCAAACTGCGCAGCCTGGTGAATCAGGGGTATCTCATCGGGGCGGATTGCTGGCTGGATGAGTCCGTTAACGATAAAGACTCCCTGAAAGCAGGGAAACTCACCATCGACTACGACTACACGCCGGTGCCACCGCTTGAAAACCTGATGCTGCGCCAGCGCATCACCGATCGCTATCTGGTGGATTTCGCCAGCCGCGTAGCTGCATAAGGGGACACCATGGCTTTACCACGCAAGTTAAAACACCTGAACCTGTTCAACGACGGGAACAACTGGCAGGGGATCGTTGAGTCTCTGACCCTGCCGAAATTTACCCGCAAGTTTGAGAAGTATCGCGGCGGCGGTATGCCGGGCGCGGTGGACGTGGACATGGGGCTGGATGACGGTGCACTGGACACGGAATTTTCAATCGGCGGCACAGAACTGCTGCTGTTCAAGCAGATGGGCACAGCCACGGTTGACGGTATTCAGTTGCGTTTCACCGGCTCCATTCAGCGTGACGATACCGGCGAAGTGCAGGCCGTTGAGCTGGTTGTGCGCGGGCGCCATAAAGAAGTGGATTCCGGCGAGTGGAAAACCGGCGAGAGCAGCAGCACCAAAGTTAGCAGCACCAACAGCTACGCGAAGCTGACCATTAACGGTGAGGTGCTCTATGAGGTCGATCTGGTCAACATGGTTGAAATCGTTGACGGCGTGGACCTGATGGAAGCCCACCGTAATGCCATCGGCCTCTGATTAACCTTAACGGCGCGGGCAGCCGCGCCAGTATTTCATTAACAGGAAACGAATATGAGCGACAAGCTGACTGAAAGGACCGTGCAACTGGATACCCCGATCAAGCGCGGTAAAACTGAAATCACCGAAATTGTGCTGCGCAAACCGCAGTCCGGTGCACTGCGCGGGACACGCCTGCAGGCAATCATGGATATGGATGTGGGCGCGATGATGACTGTCATCCCGCGTATTTCCACCCCGACACTGACCGCGCAGGAAATGGCAGAACTGGACCCCGCCGATCTCACCGCGTTGTCGGTAGAGGTGGTGACTTTTTTGTTGAAGAAGTCGGTGCTTGCCGGTTTACCGACAGCCTGACGGTTGATGATCTGGTGGCAGATATTGCAACCATCTTTCACTGGTCGCCGTCCATCACTGACGTTATGCCGCTGACTGATGTGCTGGAGTGGCGGCACAAAGCGATTCAGAGAAGCGGGGCCAGCGATGAGTGACAATAACCTGCGTCTGCAGGTGATTCTGAATGCGGTTGATAAAATCACCCGTCCATTTCGAACCGCGCAGACCAGCTCAAAAGAGCTGGCTGCCGCTATCCAGCAAAGCCGTACCCGGCTGAAAGAATTAGATACTCAGGCGGGTAAGATAGACGGTTTCCGCAAAGCCAGTGCGCAACTGGCTGTCACGGGCAACAGCCTGAAAGCCGCACGTGAAGAAGCGGCAAAACTCGCCACGCAATTTTCCGCAACTAACCGACCGACGGCGGCTCAGGCCAGACTGCTTGAGCAGGCAAAAAGCCGAGTCACTGAGCTTCAGAGTAAATATAACGGCCTTCGTCAGTCCGTACAACGTCAGCGTCTGGCGCTGAATGAAGCCGGGCTGGACACAAAGAAACTCAGCAGTGCGCAGCGGGAACTGCGACAGAATGCTGATGAAACAAGACAGGCGCTGGACCGTCAGCAGAAATCGCTGAAACGCCTGGGGGAACAGCAGGCGAGAATGAATGCTGCCCATGATCAATATTCCAGAAGTCTGGAAGTGCGGGATCGCATTGCCGGGGCAGGCGCGAGCACTACCGCCGCCGGGGTGGCAATGGGGGCGCCTGTGGTGGCTGCAGTTAAAAGCTATTCAAGCATTGAAGATGCTATGAAAGGTGTGGCAAAGCAGATGAATGGCCTGCGTGATGATAACGGCAACCGTACCAGGCATTATTATGACATGCAGGATGCCATTAAGGCTGCCAGCGAAGATTTGCCGATGGAAAACGGTGCCATTGATTATGCCGCGCTGGTTGAGGGAGGCGCACGCATGGGCGTGACCAACCAGGACGATCCTTACGAAGACCAGAAGCGTGACCTGCTGGCTTTTGCTTCCACGGCGGCAAAAGCCGCAACGGCTTTTGAGCTGCCCGCCGATGAACTGGCGGAGGGGCTGGGGAAAATTGCACAGTTGTATAAAGTGCCAACCCGCAATATTGAACAACTGGGCGATGCACTGAACTACCTTGACGATAACGCTATGTCAAAGGGCGGGGATATCATCGACGTGCTGCAGCGTATGGGCGGCGTGGCTGATCGCCTGGACTATCGCAAGGCGGCAGCACTTGGTTCCACGTTCCTGTCTCTCGGTGCCGCACCGGAAATAGCCGCCAGTGCCTCTAATGCTATGGTGCGTGAACTGTCCATTGCGACAATGCAGAGTAAACGCTTCTTTGAGGGCATGGATCTGCTGAAACTTAATCCTGCAGAGATTGAAAAGCAGATGACCACCGATGCCATGGGCACCATTCAGCGCGTTCTGGAGAAGGTCAACAATCTGCCGCAGGATAAGCGCCTGTCAGCCATGACGATGATTTTTGGCAAAGAGTTTGGGGATGATGCGGCAAAGCTGGCTAACAACCTGCCGGAGCTGCAGCGACAGCTGAAACTCACATCAGGCAGTAACGCAAACGGCTCCATGCAGAAAGAATCAGATATCAATAAAGATTCTTTGTCTGCTCAGTGGTTGCTGGTTAAGACGGGCGCACAGAACACATTCAGCAGTCTGGGGGAAACGCTGCGTGAGCCTCTGATGGCGATCATGGGAACGGTAAAGCAGGTCACGGGAATATTCCGCCGCTGGGTTGAGGAAAACCCGAAGCTGGCAGGTGGGTTGCTGAAAGTGGTTGCAGCTATTGCGGCAGTTGCGGCGGCGATGGGAACAATGATGCTGGCAGTGTCCGCAATACTTGGCCCACTTGCACTGATGCGCCTGCAATTCTCTGTTCTTGGCATCAAAGGTGGAAGTGCCTTTGGCCTGATCAGCAAGGCCATCGGTGGTGTCGGTAAGGGGATTATGTGGCTGGGCCGTCTGATGTTCGCAAACCCCATACTGGCGGTGATTGGCCTGATTGCGATGGGGGCTGTCTACATCTGGCAGAACTGGGACACGCTGGGACCGAAGTTTAAAGCTATGTGGGATGCAGTTTGCGCTGCCACGGCTGCAGCGTGGGAATGGATTAAACAGGCTGTCAGTAATGCCTGGAAAGGTATCAACTTTCTGTTCTTCAACTACACCCTGCCGGGGTTGATTGCCAAAAACTGGGACGCCATCAGAGCCGGAGTTTCTGACGCATGGGCCAGTATCAGGCAGGCCATCAGTGATAAATGGAATACGATTCTGGCTGATGTTGCCGCGCTTCCGGAAAAATTTCAGGACATGGGCAGCGCTATCATTGACGGTATTCTGAACGGGATTAATGCCAGATGGGAGGCGCTTAAAAGCAAACTGTCATCTGTCACTGAATACCTGCCAGACTGGATGACCGGTAATAATGCGTCGGGTAAAACGCAGGTGCAGGTAGTGGGTGGCGCTGCGTCAGTTCCTTTTTCGGGGATGTATGACAGTGGCGGCACCATCCCGCGCGGTCAGTTTGGCATCGTTGGGGAGAATGGGCCGGAAATTGTAAACGGCCCGGCAAATATAACCAGCAGGCGACGCACTGCTGCACTGGCGTCCATGGTTGCCGGAGTTATGGGGGTGGCTGCAGCACCTGCAGAAGCGGCACCGCTTCATCCGTTCAGCCTTCCGGCCCGTGCATATCAGACGCAGTCTGTTAAGACCGACAGCCAGCCATCTGTTATCCGTTATGAAATCAACGCACCCATTCATATCGTTGCCCAGCCGGGACAGAGTGCACAGGATATTGCCCGCGAAGTGGCGCGGCAGCTCGATGAGCGTGAACGCAGGGCCAGAGCAAAAGCGCGTAGTAATTTCAGTGATCAAGGGGGATATGATTCATGATGATGGTGCTGGGGCTGTATGTCTTTATGTTGCGCACCGTGCCGTATCAGGAGCTGCAGTATCAGCGCAGCTGGCGACACGCTGCGAACAACCGGGTGAACCGTCGTCCGTCAACGCAGTTCCTTGGGCCGGATAATGACTCGCTGACATTATCTGGCGTACTGCTGCCGGAAGTCACCGGCGGCAGGCTGTCATTGCTGGCGCTGGAGTTGATGGCGGAGCAGGGCAAAGCCTGGCCTCTGATTGAAGGAAGTGGAACCATTTACGGTATGTTTGTGATTGAAAGTCTGAGCCAGACCAAAACGGAGTTTTTTGCAAGCGGCATGCCCCGACGCATTGAGTTTACGATTACCCTCAAACGGGTTGATGAGTCGCTGTCTGACTTGTTCGGGAGCCTGAGTGACCAGCTCAGCAACCTGCAGGATTCTGCAGCCTCTGCAATTGGGGGAATTAAAAACACAGTTGGAGGGTTGCTGCAGTGAATTTTAATTCTGATCTCCTGAACCTTAACAGCAAAAGCCCGGCTTTCAGTATTACCATTGAAGGTAAGGACGTGACAACCGCGCTGGATGCGCGCCTGATGAGTCTGACGCTGACCGATAACCGGGGTTTTGAGGCTGACCAGCTTGATCTGGATCTGGACGATGCCGACGGGCAGATCGTTCTGCCGCGACGTGGTGCCGTTATTCATCTGGCGCTGGGGTGGAAGGGCCAGCAGCTTTTCCCAAAAGGGGCCTTTACCGTGGATGAGATTGAGCACAGCGGTGCTCCTGATCGTCTGACTATCCGTGCCCGTAGCGCTGATTTCCGTGAAACCCTCAATACCCGGCGCGAAAAGTCATGGCACAAGACAACCGTTGGCGATGTGGTAAAGGAAATCGCCGCCCGGCATAACCTCAAAATGGCGCTGGGTAAAGACCTGACGGACAAAGCGCTGGATCACATGGACCAGACAAATGAAAGTGATGCCAGTTTCCTGATGAAGCTGGCACGCCAGTATGGGGCGATTGCTTCCGTTAAGGACGGGAATCTGCTTTTTATCCGGCAGGGGCAGGGAAGGACGGCGAGCGGTAAGCCGCTGCCGGTAATCACCATTGAACGTAAAGCCGGTGACGGTCATCGTTTTGCCCTGGCTGATCGTGGCGCGTATACGGGCGTTATTGCCAGTTGGCTGCATACCCGTGAACCGAAGAAGAAAGAAACAACGCAGGTAAAGCGACGTCGCAAGAAAGTCGCCACCCCCAAAGAGCCGGAAGCTAAACAGGGCGATTATCTGGTGGGAACGGATGAAAACGTTCTGGTTCTTAATCGTACCTACGCTAACCGGAGCAATGCAGAACGCGCAGCAAAAATGCAGTGGGAACGTCTACAGCGTGGTGTTGCGTCATTCTCCCTGCAGCTCGCTGAGGGTAGAGCTGATCTCTATACAGAAATGCCGGTGAAGGTGAGCGGCTTTAAGCAGATTATTGATGATGCTGAATGGACCATTACTACTCTGACGCATACGATCAGCCCGGATAATGGATTTACTACCAGTCTGGAGCTTGAAGTAAAAATAGATGATTTAGAAATGGAATGATTTTGTTCACAAAATGGATGTTTGATGTATTATTATGTGATTGTAAGGAATCGGTGGAGGAAGACGGATATGATGAATTGTCCGAAATGCGGACATGCTGCACATACTCGTAGTAGCTTTCGGGTGTCTGATAACACTAAAGAACGCTATTGCCAGTGCCAAAATATTAATTGTGGCACCACTTTTGTCACCCATGAAACCGTCGTGCGCTACATTGTTACACCCGGACTTGTCGATCATGCTCCACCACACCCATTAAATAGTGGTCAGGGACACATGAATTTCTAA